GATACGTTGTTCCGGCTGAACCATCCTAAACGCTTTGCGATTCGTTCGTTCATGAATCCCCTCCTTCTCGTTATGGTTTCAATGCGTCAATCGCCTTCAATTCATAAATGTGGATTTCGTCAGTCCATGGACGCCTGACAAAGCAGGCATGATAAATGATGCCGTTGTCTTCTGTGCGCCTAAGTGTGTACCACACGTCCCCCCCGAAGAAGACAGACCACTGGTATCCTTCATATCCGATAATCTCAAATCCTGCCTGCTCCGCTGCTTGAGGCGCACGCTGTTTCGTCCAATCGACATTCCTGGTGCATCCAGTTCCTAACAAAAGCACAGATGCTACGATAATTGCAACCGCTATTGTCTTACCCATCATTCCTCCCTACTAGATTCCCCTTGAACAGCAAGAACGCCTCTGCCACATCTGGCGTGATGTGATGTAGCCCAAGGTCCGTCGGCTTCCCTGTCTTCTCATCCCACTGCCAGTAATGCGAACGCTTACCAGACTTCTTAACGCGCACCTTGTCTACCTCGTCATAGAACTTCGGCAACGTCGCAGTCAATCCAAGCAGTCGCTCTACCTCTTCGTCTGGAGCCTGGCGCAAGGCGTCGATTGCATTTATATCCAACCCGCGCACAGAATCCATCCCGCCATCGTTCAGCCAATCGCCAATCGGGAATAGCTCTGTCGCCTCTGAGAACGTCATGCCGATGAGAGAGAGGAACGTCCTGAAGTCCGCATGTTGAAGCTGCTTGACAGCCGGACAAACTCTGAATAGCTCAGGGGTCTTCTTGCTAGGGCGGAAGTGAGCGATGGACTTCGCTAGGTCGAACTCGGCCTCGTTCCGTCGGCGGATAGCGTCAGCCAACAATGGATACTCCTCGACGGCATCTCTCCACGTCGGCCACTGATGGAAGAATATCTGATCGTGCGGGATCTTGCGGCGTTCCTCATCGACCAGCTCAAGCACGCCTGCGCTGCGGCTGAACTCTACGATGAGCGGCTGGTTGTGTCCTGAGCGGCCATCGAGTCGGTCGTGACACTGAGGACATCCGTATAACAATACGTCAGGATCGTTGCAGTCTGCGCCCTCAGGCATACCGCCTATGCCTGCGTGATCCTTGTGCATGATTACTGAGCCTTCTACGGGACCGTCGTGAAAAAGCTCACACATTCCGCCGCTGGCTTCGATTACTTTCTTACGTGCATCTGCGCTAACGGGCATTAGACGCCTTCCATACCAACAGGAGCGCCGCACCATGCACACGTCTCGTTTGGATCGTCATCGTCAGGAGGTGTCGTTTCCCAATCTTGCCCGCATAGAGAACACACCTTACGGACATCGCGTACTACGTTAAGATCTAGGCTATCCTGGCTTCGATGATCGCGCACGAAATCAACTAGATCCTTCGCCCAACTTTCTAGGCTCTTTGCGATTCTCTCAGGATCTCTACTGTATCCATACGCGTAGTGAGGTGGGTCCACTTCTACGCTAACATTCATAAGCCGCTCAACAGGCTTCGCTAATTGCTTAGTCTCTACGGTATCCATCACGCCTCCTTGCTTACTCGAACCCATCATCGAACCTTACTAGTTCCCTCTTCATTTGCTTCCGCAACGCCTGCCGAATCGTGTCGTTCTTGTTCGCTCTTGATTCCAGATAGGCGATTACGTCAGCGTCGCTATCGGTGTTGAGTCGTAGCGGGAATTGCCTGTATGTTGCTGCCACGTTCTCACCTCCATGATGTTGCGTTTTCAGCGAACCATAACCGCTTTGGAAGATGCGCCAGTCACCAACGCCTGCATACCTGTTGCACCTGTTGAGTATTCAACAATCTCAACCTTGCCTTTTGATTCCATGCTGAGAACCCATCGTGCAAGTTGGACGATTGCTTCGTCGCCGCGCCCTAATACAGCCAAGCAATCATGTTTGTGATAAGCGTCAACACCGCCCGGCGGGTATGCTGATTCGCATTCCAGTTCTGGGATATCCTCGTAAGTAGCCATGTTAATGGGGTTATGATCTACCCACGCCCCTCCATAGTTGAAACCAACGCATTCGCGCCCGATGCCACATTCACCTTCGTCATCGAAGATTACTTTGTGTTTGTTAGCGAAATCCTGGCATGTCTGTCGTGCTGTCGCTGCATCCATGCTGCCTCCTTATTAGCTGTATACATTATACACGGCCAGCCGCGAGAGTCAAACCAGCGTTAGCTGTCCCGTCTTATTCAAGCTCCACTGCGCACGCGACTTCTTCTCGCCCCGCTCTGTCTCCCAACTGATCGTCTCAGTCTCGATTGGATAGCCTTCCTGCCTTAGCTTGGTGATCCGCGCAGGGGCTTCAAAGCATCCGAAGCGGTTCAAGCAGTCAAGACGTGATAGCTTGTCGCCGTTCTGAAGCGCGGCGAGGATGTCGGATTTCTGTGACATCATAGGCTTCCCATACCAGCAAGACAGAACACGCCAATGATAGCCAGAGCAAGTATCCCGCCGATAATCGCGCCAATCACACACCCGCATAATGCAGCCTTAATCATCATCTCCTCCTCATGCTATCCTCATTCCGTTCGTGCCCTCACGCACCATCGATGGATTCCGCAACGCCCTCAAATATCTGTCCGCAGTCTTATCCGCAGGCCGTGGATCTTTGAGCCGGAACACGCGAGTATCAATCACGCCCTCCACGTCCGTCACCCTGTATACGTCGCTCGTGCGTTCATTGATCGCCTTATCTGACGGCCATCTCCTTAAGCCATCAGCCCACTCGACAAGCTTACGTGTCTCATCAGCCTTGCTATGGCGCGGCGCTCTCTCGAACGCATCCACATCATTCACGTAAGCCTCGACCTCTGACTTCAGATACGTCATGCGGACGCAGGGGTTGCCTTTACGCCTCTCTCGGCGTATATCAGCGCCTGCGCCTCTCATGCACTCTCTGGCATGGGTAAGTGAGCATCCTAGTATCCGCGCTGCTTCAACTGTGCCTATGCGTTTGTCAGGCATCGTACCTCCTTGTACTTGGCTTTCTCTTCATCCGATAGCGCCTTGAACCTTTCCCACATATCCCAAAACCCACGCGGTATATTCATCCGTGGATCATGGTCGGATCTGCGCAGCGGACACGGCCCGTGATAGTGATGCACCTCGAACAGGTAGCCCTCGTACTCGTAGATCGGCTCGAAACCACAGACGAAGCCATCTGGTAGCTTGTCGCTCTTCAGTCGTAGGCAAACCATCACGCCCCCCTTCGATAGTCATTCCCAAGCACCTCGACGATTTTGCACGACTGCCTTAGCCTAGACATCATGTGTTCGCCGTACACGTCAAACAGTTCCAGCGGCTTGTGATTTGTCGCAATTGCCGTCGGTAGCATTTGACGATAACGAAAGTCGATTATCCGCTCCATCTCTTGCCCTAGGAACTCCGTGTGCTTCTCACGGCCCAAATCGTCTATCACGAGCAGATGGCAGTTCATACAGTCTTCAGTAAGTCTGGCATTGCTATCAAGCGCATCGTCCCGTAAAGCCTTCGCAAGATCCAAGATCATCCAGTAGTGAATCTTGGCAACGATCTTCAATTCTCGGCTCGAAAGATACGGCGATGTTGTATTAGTCGATTTATATGTACCGGCCATCAACTCTGCAATCGGTGGCACTTCTATCGTCTCGCCGACTTCTCCTTCAGGCGTATACGAACGCAGGCTGTCGAACTTCCGTATCATCGAGATCAGCAGATGCGTCTTCCCAGTACCAACAGGGCCGCAAAGGATAACGCCATCCGACTTACCTTCTGCGAGCTGCTGACAAGCCGTGAGCGCGTTGCTGTTCGCCTTCGTTGCGTTGAACGTATCGAAACTCGTGTTATCGTATCTCTCACCAATCATCGTTCCGCTAATCATTCTTCCTCCCTGGCATTACGACGCCTTCTGATTCTGCGCGTTCTACTGCAGCTCCAATCCATTCCATTAGCTCATTGTGTCTTTTCTCTAATTGTTCACGATTCCCATAATACCATCCTTCCTCATCGCGAGTACAGATATAGGCATACAATTGACGCAGATGCGACAACCTGATTCCCTGCAATGATAGCGCTTCAAATACTGTCGCCATTATTCCACCTTATCACATTTCAGTGATTCTGCGAACGATTCGCGCCCGTGACGGTAGCCTCCTGTGTCTATCGGGCGTTTGCCACCGTTGCTGCTCCCGTTGCCAGATGGCTTAGAAGCAGGACGCCCCTTAGCCTCCCAGTCAGTTGCCATAGCAAGGTTATTCTCCCAGTGCTTCGGCCTGAATGGTGTAATACAGTTGAAATACTGCTTCGATGGCTCGTGCCCTTTGTTCTTTGCAGCGATGTACTCAAGCACAATAATCAACTCATCTGCCGTGCTTCCATCATTCAGTAGCGCGGTGATGTGTTCTGTGTTCGTCTTGTGCTTCGATGTCAGCGGATTGTACTTTGTCCACTCCCAGCTTTCTTTTCTGAGTTCGTTGAGGCGAGTAAGCACTTTTTCTAATGGTTCGTTTTCATTCTTCTCGAGTAAGTGTTTTTCTTGGTCTAGGTCTAGGTCTGCATCTTGGTCTAGGTCTAGGTCTAGCGCACCGTTTACGGCCCGTCTACGGCCCGTTCTCGTTACGTGTTCTGAAGTCGCCTGTTCTTGTATGTTTGCTGGCTCTCTTGGGAACCTCTCATCCGCCTTAACATCTTCACGTAAACGCCGCCTCGGATTCAGCAGATGGATGTACTCAGCGCCATTGACTTCATAGATGGCTGCAAGTGGTCCGACCGCGTTCGATACGAGTTCGGCCCGCCAACGGCCCGTATCCGTAGCGGTAACGTGCCCTGCTGCGAAACGATGCCCGTAGAGATAGGCGAGGATCTGTTTCGGGTTGCCGTAGTAGTTGCCGTAGTCGTCTGCTTGAGCTACTAGACGGGTGAACAGAGTCTCAGCGCCTACCGATACTGCGTTGACCTTCTCGCTGAACGGATAGCCCTTGAGTAATGGATTCCACGGTTCGCGGCGTGTCGTGTTCTTAGCTGGCATTATGAGCGCCGTCCCATTGTTTGATCTTCACAATCAATTCTCTTACTGTATCGTTTTTGTCTGTCCATGGATTCCATTTCCTCTTCCATCTGACAGACGACACAATCGCAGATGCAACATCTATCTTCATGCCTTTCTTCGCTGTATGCCTACCGATAATGAGGCAACTATTCCTGCGCTCACTATCACAAGCGTCGCATAGCCGTTCCAATGCAAGCCTCTGCCCGAATGGTAGCTTTGCATTTCCATATTTTAATTCGATGAAGATGAATATCTTATCTCCGAAATCAAAGAAACAGTCGATGTCTGTGGGAGTTATAGATCCAAAGTGCAGCCCAGAGAATTCTTTAATCTGGCTTATGTAGTCCTCATTGATAATTTTTGTATCTCCATTAGCCATGAATCAACACCTGCCCAAGCTCAGAGAATACATTTGCAAACACCTCTTGCCTGTCTCCGAAATACATAACTGCCTGTCCTTGCAACGGTGTATTCCTTTGGTCGCCACTAGCGTCAAGGTATTTGATTCGTCCGCGCAGGAAACATACTGCAACACAAGAACAGAGAAGAGATTGACACCATCCTGTCTCTGTCGCATTGTTCACCAACACAATAGCCTGCTCTATATTCTGCAATTCTTCCAGTAGCTTTTCAGTGAATCGTTTAACAAGATCCTGCGCATACGGTGGATTCATCCATACTCGCCCATGCCATTCCTGTATTAACCCGTCGCTTTCTTGCGTATAGAATTCATCAGCATGGACTATTGAGTTCGCGCGTATCGAAGATGCCGGGTCTAAGTCGATTCCGCCCATGACAGTACGTGATGCCTCAATAAATACTGGCGGCGTATACCACTCATTGTTGCCACTGTTGTATGATACGTGTACGAGATCGATCTTACGACGATCTGCTATCATGTTATATTCGTGATTGATTGATGTCTCGCCAGAGCGTAGCCGTTCTTTCGCTTCTTCCGTCGCCCCTTCAACTATCACCTCCACCTTGTGAATAGTATCGTGAGATAGTCCAGCAGCTTTTGCGACTGCTTTCTTCGTATTTATAGCTTCATCAGAATTCTGACAAAGCTTGTCATGGCCAGCTTCTTGCTGTTTCTCTTTCGCCTTCTCAGCAATCGCAGGTTTCAATTTCAATGCTAACTCAGCCCTCTGATAGTTGGTAAGGTTTCGCCGTCCCAGTTGGTTGCGGATAATCCACAGCCGCGCATCGTTACGAGTCTCGATGTTAGGCATCTCAACCGTATCAAACTCGATGCCTAGCCGCGTGCATATCTCATGGCGGTGATGGCCGTCAATCAGAACACCATCCCATAGGACAAGTGGATCGCGGCAACCGTCAGCGACGATGCTGCTTTCTAATAACTCATGCTCTTCTTCAGATAGTGGGGGGATTAGTGCTTTGAACTCTTCGTCAATCGTTATGCTATTCATATTACCATCTCCCTTTGGTAGAGTGTGTGGGCGAGTCACCCCAAAGTTGAAGCGACTTGCAAGCAAGGCTCCGGCTCCCCGCCCACTCCACAAGTATACACGATCACATCGTTTGAGCAAAGCCCATCACGACGGCAACATCTCTTCCAATACACCGATCTCTTCTCGTAATGAATCAATCAGCTTGTTAAGCTCAACCTCTGTTTCCTGAGAGGATTGCAATTCCTCGCGCAGTGTTTCTACGTCATCGCTCATTTCTTTCCGAGCGTCGAATCGTTCTTGATCTTCTATGCTATGGAAGCACCTTGTACAGCTAGACCGTCCGCAGATTTCACAAGCCATCACTACCTCCTCGCCTCGATTACAGCCTTGATCCTCGTGGCCCATCCCACGGGGTCGGACTTGCACATCGCTCCCGTAAGTTGGAATATCGCCCAGCCCATCTCCGTCGCAGAATTTCTCTTGCTGTAGTCGTTCGCCATCCCGACTCCTCTCGAGTGCGCCCCACCTGAGAACTCTCCACCATCCACCTCAACTCCGACCTTCTCAGCCACAGAAGCAAAATCAAGACGCCACTTGCGGCTAGGATGGAACTGGTATTCGCGTACCATCTCGCACCCGATAGCCTTTAACGCGAACGCGAAGTCAGATTCTAGCTTGCTCATCCGGCCATCATGTAAACCTTACTGCCGGCTACGAGCAGCTTCCAGCAGTCAGTCTGAGGTTCTATCAAGCGCAGAACTTGGTCATCAGTGATCACCCAGTTGATCGCGTGCGGATGCGGGAACTCTCCCCAGATGATGCCCATAGCGTGCGCAGCTCTACGCTGTCCGTTTTTATACGCGTCTATACAGAAACGTGCTTTGAGAATCCACGCGAAGTCGTCACAGTCGAAGCTCTCTGGCGCGTACATCATCTTGTCTAGCTCGTCCTGCTCAAGCAATCCCTCGACGTACTGAACAGACGGGCAATAAAACATTGCGTCTGCCAGATGTGGCGCGACGTTTAACTTGGCTTTGATGATCTTTCTCGCTTCTGCCACGGTGATGTAGACACCATTGTCCGGCCCTGGCAATGGCGGCGTCACGACTACGATTTGCTTCTTATCTCGCTGCAACAACACGCGCAGCCATCTACCTATTCGCTGAATCATGTTACCTCCTCGCTTTCCAACTGTTAAGTAATCCTTAACAGTTGAGGCAGCCACCGCCCCGACACCTATGCCGTTTCGTTTGATTCGGGCCGTAGCCCACGATGGCTCCTCATATCTTATCCCAGAAACTCACGCGCTTTGACCGCCCACTCATCTAACCGGACGCCAAGTGTTCCAAGGTCGTCTTCCTTGTTGATCTCGATTGCTTCACGTATCAAGTCTTCGGCGTTCATTGTTCCTTCACCAACCTCTCAACTTCCGCGAACCACGCCGCCCGTGCCTCATGCGCTCGCATATCTGCTTGTACGGCCTCAAGCCCTAGTCGGCTTAGTCGTTGGGTGTTCGCTACTTGTACTGGTTCAACGTCCTCAGGCGGCTGCTGTGGCTCTGACGGCTTCTCAGCGGATGTCTCAAGCTCGATCTCCGTGACAGTCGCTCCCCAGCGTTCACCATCTTCCGGGCCTTCCTTATCCTTCAACGCGCCCTTCGTCGCCGTGTAGACGATTCGCTTGCCGACGAAAGCGTGACAGTCGCAGATGGACTTGCTGTTCTCTGAGTCAACACCGGCGTACTTCTTATCCCAGAGCGTGAGCTTGTGCTCGCCGTGATCATCTACGTCTATGACGAGGCCCCAGTTCTTCTCGTTATCCCAGACTTTTCGTAAAATACCTCTAGTCGCCATGGTATTCCTCCTTCCATCCTATATTGTTTATTATTCTAGTGATCGTAGAGTGCGCGACGCCATATCTTCTAGCTATTGAACGACGCGATTCTGATTCAGGTAACCCCCTTATCGTCGCAATGTCTTCCCATGTTAATTTAGACATGCCATGGCGTTCGCCACGAGATGGAACTTTAAGGCCACTCCTAAACGCGTGAAGAATATTCTCTGATCTTGTGATGTATTCGAGATTGTTCACCATGTTGTTTGTCTTGACTCCATCGCGATGATTTATTTCTTTCCCATCTGGCACATTCCCTATAAACGCAGCGGCTACGAGTTGATGTATTTTCTCCATTTGAGTTGATCCGTCTACGTGTAGCCATATAACTGGGTATCCGGTGGTGTGGTTTATTTGTGCTATTAAAACTTTGCCAACATAGGTGCTTTTCCCTGGCATCATTCTACGTACACGGCCATGATCGCTGACATCGTACCATCCCTCATAGCCAACAACCTGTAGCCATCGTTCGCTAGGGAGTGATACATCTTTTGCCTTTGTCATATCCTTACCTCCTACAGTAAGTTAGTGCGAAGGCCCGCGCCGTCTGTAGGACGGACGCAATGGCCCACGGGTTGGGCCTTTCGCACATAGATTATACATCATTAGTCAATCCACGACCAGCCACAGTACGGGCAAGCCATGATGTGCGTTGTCTCTGCTTCATCGAGCGTGTACTTGCTAGTCCATCGCTTACCACAGTTCACGCATTGCGAGTGTGCGAAGTGAGGCACGTCGTTCGCTTTGCAGTATCTACGCTGGGCAGCAATCTTGTCTTCATGTTCACTGGTCATCGCACTCACCTTCCTCTCCGCAACTAGGACACCATCCGATCGACGCGTCCACCGGGCGCAGCTCCTCGTAAACCTCCCGCGTCCAGCTATCCCCGCACGCCTTACATGTTACTTTCTCAATGAGAGCGAATGCCATCACGCGCCGCCTTGAACCTGTGCCATGATATTCTTTGCGCCTTCCAGCATATCAGACGGTGCGCAAGCGAGGATGTTGCAGTCGTTTTCAAGCCCAAGACCGATGACAGACAGCGTACACACCGCAGGCTCCATTACGTGATACATGTGGTCATACCTGTGCAATGCGACAGTCAGAAAGTATGAATGCTCTGGCGCGTTGGCCTTGAAGTAGTCATTCAACTCACGGTCAACTCTCTCGATCTCTTTCCAGTCAGGATAGATCATCACTTGCCTCCTTGAATCTTCTCACACACTTTGTCTAGCTCTTCGCTGAACTCTATCAGCGCCGCCTCCAGCTTCGCAAGTAATTCACGATCAGGCTCAACGCGCACGATGAACAGCGGCAACCCCGGCGAGTAGCTCATGAAGTCTGCGTAATCGCATCCCGTCACAAGTAGCTCTCCGAATACCTGTTGCTTGTATGCGGACGGTAGAGTTCCTTTCATGAGATAGCCGACGTGAGTATGTGCCGATGGATTCTTCAACTCCAGTATGCCTCCATCGCTCAGTATCATTCCGTCAGGACTCGCGCCGTATCGTCCGCAATCGCTGATGCAGAATCCAACCTCATCAACAATCACCTCTTTCTCCATCGCATAAATCTTGCGCGAAATAGCTTCTCTCGCCGTGCCTTCGTCCATCGCTGCGGATGAGAAGGACGCCTTGTAGATGCCGGTGATACGAACCGCCGCGCACTCGTAGAGGTACGCCGTGCGTTGCGTAGAGCGCGAACCGTCGCCCTTCACTATCCGGCTGAACTGGGAGGCGGTAGGGAGACCGCGCCGCGCCTCCCACCACTCATCTGAGTATTGCGCGTGGCTATTCTGAAGCATCGGCCTCAGCCTTCAGGCGTTCGTAGTACGTTGCCCACATAGGATAGACGCTATCAGCCGCTCCAACTTCTCCGCAGTCCGACTTGATCTGTTCTTTGTTCTTCTCCCACCACTTCTTTGCCGCTCCGACGCTCGTGCAGGCTGGCCCACACTTCTCTTGCCATTCGGCTATCGCCTTGATCTGCGCATTATCCTCTGGCTTCACTGGCGCAACATCTCTATACTTCGAGCCATCCCACAGACCTTGATAGATGTCAGCCGCCATGCCGAGTTCCTTCATCGCTACACTGAGCGCATCTGTGAGCGCCATCTTGTAGCCTTCGTCATTGTTGTAGAAGTGGTCCTTTTCTTTCTCGAATAGCTTTGACCCGCCAAGGCCGAAGATAGGCTTGGACCATTCATCGCCATTCTTAATGTAGAGATTGATGGAGACGAAGCACATGAACTCGCCAAGCTCTTGCGGCTTGACCGCAGGTAATGGCGAACCTTGTTCTGTCCAACGATCCAACATCTCGTAGTACCATCCGATTCCGATTGGACCGAACTGCTCAGTCATCATCTTCAATCGCCATTGAGGGTTGATGTCTGTCATCCCGCTCAAGCGACCGCCTTTGATTTTCTTTAGCGCGGATTCCGGCGGACGGCATAACGATTCCCACGTTGCTAAGTTCTTGCTCATTCTTCCACCGCCCCAAGATCGACAAGCTCGGCGATAGCAGATTCGATCTCGTCTCGAAACTCTCTCAGATAATCCGCTGCACAGTTCAACCCTCTCGGCGTGAAGATGGTGATAGCGTTTGTAGTGTCGCCATTCTTAATGCTGAGAACTGCGTATTTCATCCCTTCAGGAACATACGATTCAAACTTATCGCTTGCCTGTCCGTGATGATTCGTGTATGTATCGCCCATCATTCCTCCTTGCCTACCAAAGATCTGTCTGATGTAAACTCGCCGTCTTGTCTTTCTCGCACTCATCGGCGAACTCATTGTCTTCGAGCATCTCGAAGATCGCGTCGATGATTCGCTGCTGTTCGTCAGATGGATGTGCTAGATAGTTGCTGTCTCTCTCGATTGAATACTCGTTGCGTCCAGCGTGATAGTAGACTTGATCGCCTTCTAGCTTCATCTGAACGCCGGATACCACGACAGCCTTGTGTCCGTTGTAGTCGCTCATTTCACTAGCCTCACTTTGAGAGCGCGTTCAAACGCCATCAACGCCCTAGAACTCGGCAGGCAATGGCCGTTCTCAATCATGCTGATATAATGCTCGCAGTATCCTGACGCCTCTGCAAACGCTCGCTGCGTCAATCCTTTCGCCTTACGCTCTGTGCGGATTCGCTGCCCGATTGTCTCTCTCATTATTCACCCCTTGCTTTCTCAAGCGCGGATTGTGCCTGTTCAAGTACGTCGTCGCGCTTGCCTGTAAGTTCTACTGCTGCAACACGAGCAAGCCTTTCCAATGCTGCGTACATCTCAGGCGCGGCTGATACCAATAGTGCATTCGCGTCGTTCTCTTCCCGCGTAGTTCCAGATATGCCTTCACTGTGCTGTAGTGTTGCTAGGTAGCCACGGTACACCTCAGAATCTCCCAGCACTTCCCAGAACAGGTGTTCGTCTTCCACTCCGCGTGCGTCTTCCAGATGCCACGGCCCCGGCGTAAACTTAGTCATTCGTAACCTCCTGCGAACTCGTGCCGCTGTACGCCCATCTCTTCTGCCAGTTCGTCTATCAATACCAGCGTGCGGTAGAGAAGCGAACGGTTGCCGTCTTCTCTCGCTGCGTCGGCCTTCTGTTGTAGCTGTTCGATCTCGGTTGTGATGTCGTTTCGTGTCATGCTGTCACCTTTTCTGGTGTTTGTTCCATAGCACGCTTGATAAGTCCAGACAGACCATATGGGCCATTATTGAACCAATCCCAATACCCTTCATTCGATAGCATTTCTGACTGACAATGGCAAGCCCTACACAGCAGATGGATATTCTCGCGTGAATCTACGCCACCATCAGCCCTGGCTAAAATGTGGGCGCGTTGTGTCTTCGCTAAGAATCCGCACGCAAAGCAATAATCTGCCTCATGAACCTCGGAAAAAGAATCGAACTTACCCATCTCAACCAACTGGCTAGCCCAGTGGTCCTTGATGGCTTTCTTTGTTGGCATCCTGCGTCCTTGCTTGTCCATCGTCATGCCTCCTTAATTACGTGCGTCCATCATGGCAAGTTCCAAGTCTCCAAGCTCTGACTTCTTGGCTAAGTATTCAGAAGCTTCATCGTCTGTAGATCCACACGTCATTCCTTTTAGATAGCCTGCGCACACATCCTGTCTGA